GGGGCTTTTCTCTATCTGCCGTTGGTGTTCATGCCCGAGGCAGATAGCCTCAAGCACCCGCAGCCATTCTACTTAACTACCGTTACCTCGCCAATGTGAAATCAGTCAGAAAGGCGATCCATAAGAACAATAGCAAGACAATAAATCGCCATTACAGCCGTAATAGCCAGCGCACATTTGAGAACCAGCACCACAACCTCCTGTATTGGACGTAGACCAGTCCTGATGAATATGAGGCTGTCTCGTCAGTGATTCAATACAACTATTGGGTATAGTTTCTCTGATTTTTTCTGTGGAAATGGGGCACAACCACTAGTCACCACCAGCACTTCTTTTAATACGCAAAGTCCGACACAAGCTAACCTTCTAGTCCGCTTTGAGCGAAAAACAGCCATAATTTAGTGCCACGTATATAATGATAGAGCTATTCAAGCTAGCAATTCACATGTAAAAATTCAGAGGGTAGAAGCACATAGTTATAAATGTTGGCTCCATCGACAAATTGCGGTCTCAAGTACATTTATTAATGTTGCCCCCGCATTAACAAATCATCAAGGTGACGACATGGACGATATTAATATCAGCCTCGACGAACTTAACACTATTGATTTATCCCCCTTAATCCAGAGTAAGCTGCCAGTTACCTGCTTTGATATCACAAAGTATCTTTCTAGCCTAGGTGATGGAAGAGCGGAGATAAGACTGCTAACCCATATTTGCGGTTTTCACTTTCGTCCCGAAAATCCACAGGTACCATTTGGTCCGTGCTTTCAAAGCAGCCAAGGTAGATCTGCAATTCCGGATGACATTAACGGGTTGTCGCTGGAGGTACTTTCTCAATTTTGCCCGACGATAGAGCTACCCGAACTTCAAGCTCGTATTGCTGATACACTTTGGGTTCGTAAAATTGGTGGAATCCGTTTTCCTTTGCTGGCAGTCCGTGCTTATTATGCGTCCAGTATAGCTATTATGACATCGCAAGGGACGTGGGTTAGTGCTTTAGAACGCCTAGAGCGTGCGCTTAGGCTGTGTTGTTTTTTTCGAAAGCATACTGATTTCAGGGATGAATTTGATCAGCTTTCGGCACATCTACTAGCAGAGTATGAACGTACCAGAGAACAAGGCGATTCACCTTATCCGCTGCGACTCCTGCAACTCGATATCGACTGTAAAGTGAGTGAGCCATCTTTTATTGCCCAGGAACTCCTGTTTCTGACAAAAAACTATCTGGCTCAAAAATTATTTTCATTTGCCGTCGATGCCTGTAAAACCGCAATCCCGATTGCGAATAGGTGCTGTGACAGAGATACACAGTTTGAATTCTGGCGGCTTCTTGCCGATACACATCTGGAAGAGTCAAAATTCCAAGATGGCGGTATGATTTCGGCAGCCTGCATGCAGAATGCTATTGAAGCACTGGCTAATATTCCAGGAACCCGAATAGAACGTCTTGCGCTGTATGAAGAAATGCGTGATTACCAAATCGAATCCCGTCACCAGATGTCTATCCTTCAGTCTCCCCCTCAAGATATTAGTGAGATTGTCCATCAAGCCAAGAGTCGGGTAGTCGGAAGAGATTTGTTTGATATGGTTTTCAGACTTGCGATGCTGGTCTGTCGGCCAACCAGCATTGAGAGACTTAAGGCTCAAGCAATAGAACAAAAGGCCAACAGCATAGCTTGGATGTTTGGATCAACACATATTGATCATGAGGGAATGACACTTGCTCGCATACCCGCAGGATTGGGGATTGATGATGCAAATGGGGCAGTTATTTGGCCCATAATGATGACGAGAATGCGTATCGACCATGAGTTGGCAGTAGCTGGGCAAATTATTCCTGCTACAGATGAGATCACAATGAAATATCCAATCTCGGAGGCGTTTTTTCGCGATATGTTCATCAATCATCCCTTCATCCCGTTTGGGCATGAAGAGTTTTTCATCAAGGGTATGGTTTGCGGTTTCAATGGAGATTTTATGACGGCATGCCACGTGTTGATTCCCCAGATCGAAAATAGTCTGAGATATGTGGCTAAAATTAAAGGTGAGGAACCATCGCAGCTTCACGGGGACGGTTCGCAAGAGCGAAATGGACTCAAGGGATTACTAGATAATCCACTGATTATTGAAGCTTTCGGCGTAGACATAATTGGCAATCTTCAGGCCTTACTGGTAGATAAAATCTATGGTGATTTACGAAATCAACTAGCTCACGGATATGTGCCTGCCGGTTACTACAATCAACCTCCCTGCATTTTTGCATGGTGGCTTGTATTGCACATTCTAATGAACCCTACGGCGAGATACTGGCAAGCCACTTATGGCCAAGAGAGTGAGGCTCAGACTTAAAGTGAATAAGTTTACGAAGTTGGCACTTCCGGATGCATGTCCATATGAGTTGAGGCGATTTGGTTAATAAGGTTGAGTGCTGCTGAAATTATTCGATGTCCGCTTTTGGCACAAAGCGGACAACCACGCCAGATCTACCCTGTGCCATGAAAAATGAGAATGTCAATTCACTCCTGAACTAATGCTTTTTAATCTAGTAACGTCTAAAATACCTAACATTATCCCTGATAAAATGCCAGTATGCGCTGCATAACTTCACTCATCCGGCACTCGCGACAGATTATGTTTAGGCGACTGTCGTAGCGACGTATTTCTCCATCAGGTAACGACCAGATAAGGTCCGGATCAACCACAGCTGTTTTCTTCACCTTTGCCCTCGAGAGTTTTTTGCGGGCGTTTTGCCAGTCCTTACGCGCCTGTTCAGACGGGAATAACCCGTAGCCGGAGTTGTATACATCGCCACTGGCTACCAGCTCTCTGGCAAGAACGCTCATCAGATATCTAGTCGCACCTGTTTTAGCTTCCAGTTGCCGTAACGTCTCACGACCGCTCTGGCGCACGAGTTCCACCACCTGCCCTTTAATTTTTTCCCGCTCTTCTTGTGTAAAAACTTTTGCCACAAGTCCCCCTTAAAATTACCTCATGACCTGAAATCAAAACTTATCCTCTGAAACCAGGCGGAATTTCTGTATCCGGTTCAGAAATATGATTAACACAACGCTGTACAGGTGAACGCCCCAGGCGGATGACCAGTTCGTCCCATTTTTCGCGGAGCTTTGACGGGCTCATGATGTTTTTTACCCAGAATGGATCCCGCTGTACCCGACCAAACATTTCACAAATTTGTCTGTGGCTTCTGCCATCCAGCATCCGCATTGTGCGCACATCATTGGCCCAGACAGTCCAGTTAGGCTCTTTTGGTCGCATGATCTCGCCATCATCACTGGCGGCCTGTTCGTAGAGACCCACGATCCGCCCCCATATCCACTGCGCACACGCCAGATCCTCCTGGCTACCCCACTGGCGTTTTTTCGCACTAAACACAACTGCGCCAGGGTGCCGGATTAAAAAATCCTGTTCAGCCGTCTGCGGGTCCGGTTGCGAAGCTTCCGGACGAAAAGTGTTTTTATTCTCTGTAGTAATCTCTGTTGTATTCTCTGTAGGATCATCGGGCCATTTTGACCCGATGACATTGGGTCGTTTTGAACCAATGGAGCGTTTCATTTTGACCTCTTCCATCGTGTCATTTTGACCTGATGGAGCGGCGCATTTTGAACCGATGGATTCGCTCAATTTGCCATCATCTAAAAGCTCGCTCCCATAGTTAATCGTGTAGAAATTGGTCATATCGCGCTTTGATTTATTGAGCTTTTCACAACGCAAAAGCCCCAGCGTTTTCAGACTTGCAAACGCGCGCTTTAACGTTGACTCTGACCAGAATGGGAACTGTTCCAGCCATTGTTCCGTTGTGTTGTAAATCCAGCGAACACCATCACATTCCATGCCGGAATTGGTATCTCTCAACCAGTAATGCAACTGCTGCAACACAATGGCTTCATTTAAGCCAATCTTCATCGCAAGCTGTGTGTTTATAACCAGTGGGCGTTCAGCAAAAAGAAGGCTCATAATTCCATCCAGCTTTTTGTTGGTATTGCTGTCGATACGCAAGTTTGAAAGCAATTGCTTTTTCTATAAGTTCGTCAGTTTCACGATCCACTACGGCAGGATCAGCAAAAAGCAGTCCGGACTCCACCACATCGCCATATTCTTTGTTTAACCCGGCGATCATGTACGTGATGCTTTTTCCGTCACTAATTTCACGATACAACCTGAAATCATTAATCCGGATAGCCTCCATAATTGCAGGCACTAGCGCCGTGAACTTTTCACGCTTATCCCTGGTGTCGATAGCCTTCCAGCGTTCGAATATCTTCACTCGATTAACGCCAAGCGCTCGCTGATCAACCGCGCCACCTTCATCTGTGACACGCTGAACATCGATGTTCGGGCGCTCTTTCAAAGCCCAGAATGCTTCAGTGATTAATATCGTCGCCTGCTCCTGTGTCATTCCTGGTCGACATATCCAGGCATCCAGAGCCTCACGAGCCTGTTCAGGAGTGATTTTCATTGTTCAACCGCCCCGCCCGCTTCGTCTTACGATATTCGTCATAAACCTTGGGATCATACAGAAGCTCCCCGCCAGATGCCTCCTGTAGACGCATCGCGCGACCTTCAGGAACCAGTATCCCCCAAGCAGCAACACTTGCCAGTCTCACTCCTGCGGCATTGGCAAGCTTTGTTTTGCTGCCAAAAAAAGTAATTGCGTCAACTTTAAGCATCAAAGCCCCCTCTTGTTAGACTTTTCTAACATTATTGTGCGCGGGATATCTAAGTCAAGAAAAATTAGAATTACCTAACTATGGATACAAGAACCCTAGGCCAGCGAGTTCTGGCGCGACGAAAAGAATTACGCTTAACACAACGAGAAGCTGCGCGCCTCGCTGGAGTTGCTCACGTCACAATTTCACAATGGGAAAGAGACGAAACCCAGCCAGTCGGAAAACGATTGTTTGCTTTAGCGGATGCTCTGAAGTGCTCACCTACATGGCTAATGTTTGGTGACGAAGACAAGGCACCAGTGCCTGCACAAGAACTTCATGTGGAAACAGAGCTAACTCCCAACCACAAAGAATTGATCGAATTATTCGATGCTCTTCCATCTTCCGAGCAGGAAGCCTTGCTGTCTGAAATGCGCGCAAGAGTAGAAAACTTCAACAAACTCTTCGAAGAAATGCTTAAAGCGCGTAAAAATAAATCAATAAAATAACATTCTTTTCAAGTGATTAGTTGCGCCCACTCTTTTTGTTAGACTAATCTAACAAAAAACACTTGCCTCTCATGTTAGGTTATTCTAAATTACTTTCCATCAAGACACCGCACGGTGTTCTCAGCAAACAGTTCCGCTACCCCGGCGTTAAGGGGAAATGAGGTCAGCATGGATACTATCGATCTTGGCAACAGCGAATCTCTGGTATGTGGCGTGTTCCCCAACCAGGACGGCACGTTCACCGCGATGACGTATACCAAAAGCAAAACGTTTAAAACCGAAAATGGTGCCCGTCGCTGGCTGGAAAGAAACTCAGGTGAGTGATATGGATTTCGACACAATCATGGAAAAGGCTTACGAAGAATACTTCGAAGGCCTTGCCGAAGGCGAAGAAGCTCTCAGCTTCAGTGAGTTTAAACAGGCACTCAGAATAAGAATGTGCTCTCACAATGACGCGGAGCACAAATATGAGAAGCAAAATCAGACCGCAGAAAATTTTGTTCTGGAACCCGGAGAAACGCTTTTCAAAATTCCCGTTACGTGCCCCATTTGCGGTTTTACATCAGAAGAACTTGACGACTCCTGTAACAATCAGGAAACAACCAAGTATGTCGAAGATGATACCGAGTGCGCACGAAAAACGATTATATCCACGAGTCCAAACTCCAGGGCCAATAAATCTCACTTTGAGAGGGTGATTAATCCACTCCCCCAAACCAATAAAAAAGATGCCGGAGGACAAAAAACCCAATGGAACAACGGGATATCTGTCAAAAAAAGACGTTCCATTAAAGACAAACAACGCAGCGCCAACAACTGTAAGCGCTTTATACCAGTAATCAATTTTCATGTTCTTAAGCGGATTTATTGGTGGTTGCGACATTGCTTAATGAATCCTTAAAACTGTGGTGATTTTAAGGATACCACCTCGCCTGACGTGGTTAAAAGCAGGCACACAACACGAAAGCGCACGGCGAAGTTCGTCTCACTGTACGGTGTCGTTAAATTTAATTCGACCGTGCGCTTCCGGTTGTGGCAACCCGCAAAATGGCGCGGCGGTAAGTATGGCGGGGTTATTCCTTCCCCGTTGAGGACACCGGGTTGTCAGGTTGACCATACGCTTAAGTGACAACCCCGCTGCAACGCCCTCTGTTATCAATTTTCTGGTGACGTTTGGCGGTATCAGTTTTACTCCGTGACTGCTCTGCCGCCCTTTTTAAAGTGAATTTTGTGATGCGGTGAATGCGGCTGAGCGCACGCGGAACAGTTAAAGCAGTAAGGCGGTCTTTTACTGGCGTAACGAGCATCAACTAACCCGGCGTTAATTGTTAACTGGTTAACGTCACCTGGAGGCACCAGGCACTGCATCACAAAATTCATTGTTGAGGACGCGATAATGGAAACGTTATTACCAAACGTTAATACGTCTGAAGGTTGTTTTGATATTGGTGTTCTGCTCAGTAACCGGGAGTTTACTGAAGATGCCATTAATATGAGGAAATATGAGCCTTATCTGCTCAATGATAATTCCATACTTTCCCGAATTGCTCTTCTTGAACTTGGTATTTTCGGAGAGCGTCAATGACTTCAGCATTTGCACTGATGATGACGGTTTTTCTTATAACGGGTGAATCACAGAATGTGATTACCGGAATTTATGCCAGTAAAGAATCCTGCCTCCAGGCAAGAGACGAGCAAAAAATTTCTGGTGAATGCCTCCCGGTAAAAAAAGTATCGCTGTACCTGAATAACGAAACACCGGCTGGATAACCCTCCAGCCATATTAACACCATACCAACGGATTAAAAATGCCAGCAATGGCAGGGATTTGTTCACCCTTAAATCTGTAATGAGGTTTATCAATGAGCACTGATAAAGAAGAATTTGCGCTATATTGCGAAGCAAAAAATGACAAAGTCAGAAAACGTCTGGGAATTAAAGGTGGTTTTTACTGGACTACAGCAAAAAAATTATCTGTTGCCATCTCCCGCTGCATTACCGCAATGGATGACAACGATTATGATGAAGACGACTTTAAAAAACCCGTTCGCGTCCATTTACCCGTTGTGAATGACCTTCCACCTGAAGGCGTGTTTGATACCGAATTCTGCAACCGATACGAAAAAGGCGGGGAAGATGGCATTACAATGGTATTTATCGCGCCCTCTCCCTCCGTGCAGGAGAAACCAGCCAGTACTGACAATACCAACGTCAACGGCGAAGACATGACGGAGATTGAGGAGAATATGCTCCTGCCGGTTTCTGGTCAGGAGCTGCCCATTCGCTGGCTTGCGCAACACAGCAGCGAAAAACCAGTAACGCACGTTGCACGGGAAGAACTTCAGGCATTACATATAGCACGGGCGGAAGAACTGCCGGCTGTTACTGCCCTGGCCATTTCTCACAAAACAAAGCTGCTCGACCCGCTGGAGATTCGCGACCTTCACAAACTGGTACGCGACACTGACAAAGTTTTCCCTAATCCCGGTAATTCAGACCTGGGACTGATAACTGCTTTTTTCGAGGCATACCTGGACGCTGATTACACTGATCGGGGTCTGCTGACAAAAGAGTGGATGAAAGGAAATCGTGTTTCGCGTATCACCCGTACGGCTTCCGGTGCAAATGCCGGTGGCGGGAACAAAACCGATCGCAATCCGAATTTAGTACACACCTTCGATGCGCTGGATGTGGAGATTGCAGCAGCCACACTTCCGATGGATTTTAATATTTATGAAATTCCGGGCAGCGTTTATCGTCGCGCAAAAGAAATCGTCCTGAAAAAAGAAAGTCCGTTCAGGGAATGGTCCGCAGCACTTCGCGCAACCCCTGGTATCCTGGACTATTCCCGCGCAGCTATTTTTGCACTTATCCGAAGCGCCCACCCTGAGTTTTATCACTACCCGGGGCGCCTTCAGGGGTATATCAATGCCAACCTGACAGAAACTGATCACGAGAATCCCACAGCTGAAACGCTCATGGCTGCCCGGCATACACCGGAAAAAGATATCCTGGAAGAAATTAACGGCGGACTGGCTGCTGAGTGCAAAACAGAAGAAGAAAAAAATGATGAAGATAACCCGCAACCATCTGGCGCAATGGCAGATGAACAGGCAACGGCTGAAACAATGGCAGCGGATACAGTTGAACATCATCAGGACCCGCAGCCGCTGGATGACAAGTCACAGGTAAAAGTTACCGCTGACGAAGTAAACAAAATTATGCAGGCAGCCAATATCAGCCAGCCTGACGCCGATAAGTTGCTTGCTGCCTCTCGCGGAGAATTTGTTGCAGGGATTAGCGACCCGAATGATCCGAAATGGGTAAAGGGGATTGAAACCCGCGATTCTGTAAACCAGAACCAGCAAGAATCGGAACAGAACGACCAGAAAGCGGAACAAAACAGCCCAAATGCGTTACAAAACGAGCCAGAAACGAAACAACCTGAACCAGTAGTGCAACAGGAACCGGAAAAGATCTGCACCGCCTGCGGTCAGACCGGCGGCGGCAACTGCCCTGATTGTGGCGCGGTGATGGGCGACGCAACATACCAGGAAACATTCGATGAAGAGAATCAGGTTGAAGTTCAGGAAAATGATCCGAAGGAAATGGAAGGCGCTGAACATCCACACAAGGAGAATGCTGGCAGCGCTCAGGATCACGCCAGCGATAGTGAAACTGGCGAGACGGCAGATCCCTTAATTACGGTGAACGGTCATCATGTTATCACATCCACCAGCAGGACGTGTGACCATCTAATGATCGACCTTGAAACCATGGGAAAAAATCCTGATGCCCCGATCATCTCAATAGGTGCAATATTTTTCGATCCGCAAACCGGAGATATGGGACCGGAATTTAGTAAGACTATCGATCTGGAAACTGCTGGCGGGGTCATTGATCGGGACACCATTAAATGGTGGCTTAAGCAATCACGCGAAGCGCAATCTGCCATTATGACCGATGAAATCCCGTTAGATGATGCACTGTTACAATTGCGGGAATTTATCGACGAAAACTCCGGTGAATTTTTTGTTCAGGTCTGGGGAAATGGAGCCAACTTCGACAACACGATTTTGCGCCGTTCATACGAACGGCAGGGGATCCCCTGCCCGTGGCGTTACTACAACGATCGCGATGTACGCACAATCGTTGAGCTGGGGAAAGCCATAGACTTCGATGCCAGAACGGCTATTCCATTCGAAGGTGAGCGCCATAATGCACTTGATGACGCCCGTTACCAGGCAAAATACGTTTCAGTTATCTGGCAAAAACTGATCCCGAGTCAGGCTGATT